TTCCAGTTCTTTTCGCCTGTGTCAGAGTTGTTTAGTTCTTCTGTCATTATTCTATTGTCCATTCTTTATACGATATTTTTACAAGTGGTGTATAAGTAACCACTGACTTTTAGTCTTACACTACTGTTTTTATTTGACAGGTCTTGTCAGTAGGCATCAAGACCGATTACAAAATTGAAGTCATATTATCCTGCAGACTTACAAACGCAGCTTAATTTGATTATACCATATATTGTGGTTGTGCAAGTGTATATACTAAATATTGTATTATGTTTCTTCTAGTCCTGTAACAGCACCTTGTTGTGTACGTACTGCACCAAGTATTGCAGAACTTTCAGTTTCTACTTGTTGTAATACATTTTGTAATTGTTGTAATTCTTGTGCTGCACCAAGTTGTGTTGCTTGTACATATTCTGTAGCTGTAATATTTTCTCTTCCTTGTCTAGCAGCAGCACCTTGTATCCCTTTAAGAGTTAAAGCTGCTTGTCCATAACCTTTTCTAGCACCTTCTTGTGTTAGTCCTTGTTGTGCTAATGATGTACCTACTTGTCCAGTTATACTACCAAATCCTGCTGCCTCTGCTTCACCAATAATTTGTGATGCTCTAATTTGTCCTTCTAATATTTTTGTAGCAACGTTAGGAGAAACAAACATAGCAAATATAGATTCATTTGGTAAGTCAACACCAAAGTTATCTAGGTATGCTTGTTTTACTTGTGGAATGTTATTAACAACATTTTCGTATCCTGCTTCCATTCTCTGTCTAAACTCTAAAGGTGATACATCACCACTTATTGCATTAACAATATCATCTTGAAACTCATTAGGGTTTAAATTATATGTTCGTACAGTGGCTTTCATATTATCAACAGCAGCAACATATTCTTGTTCTGTCATTCTAAGAGTTCCATCTGTTCTTTTTATTCCAGGATATATAGTATCCATAATTGGGTCTGCTCTCATTTCTGCTAAAGCTAAACGTTCATTTCCTGATTCTGCATATTTATTTAGAAATAACCTAATTAATCTATCATCTAAATAAGGATATAAACCTTTAGCTTGTTCGTATGTTGATGGTCCTGTTTGTGCAATTTCTGCTACTTGTGCTGATTCTGCGTAACTTCCAAGTAATTGACCTAATAAATCTGTATTTATACCACCACCTTTAACTTCAGGTTTTTCATCAAAAGTAAAACCTATTCCTCTAAATTTTTCTTCCTCTTCAGCATCATCTACAGAAACTGGTACACCAAATTCGTTGTATAAAATTTTAGGGTAATCACTACTTACAGTTTCATCTTCAGTTTCATCTATAGTTTCATCTACAGTGTCATCTATAGTTTCATCTACAGTTTCATCTACAGTGTCATCTGTACCTCTAACAAGTCCTGTAGTGTTAACTACATCATCATATTTTGTTTCTTCAAATGGAGATGCTTCTTGTGCTGCTTTTGCTGCTGCTCTAGTTATAGGTCCAATAATTCCATCAGGTGTAACACCTAATTCTCTTTGTAACTCTTTTATCTCTTCTGTTGTCATAGCCATAATTAACCTACCAAACTTTGTCCTGTAAATACACCTGATACATCTTGCTTAAACACTCCTGTCATAGCACCAAGCACTGTGTCTTGATATGTTGGGTCATCTTCATATTGTTTTCTTATTTCTGCTGCAAACAGTGTCATATCTCCACCAACTTTTTGTGATATAATGTCTACTTTTTTCTTATCTTCATTAGATAATCCTGCTTTACCAGTTATAGTTTGAAATGTTCTATACAAAGGTGCAGACCATAAATTGTGTTGACTACCTGCATAACCAGGAAACATTTTATCGTGTGCAGACTGTAATTGATTTTTAATAATATCTAAATTAGTTGTCACACCTTCTCCTAATGCAGCATCTGCTCTTAACATAGCTGCGTATTTTTCAATAACACCACTTTTTTCAAATGCCATAGATGTATCTACACCTAAGTATTGTGTAACTAAATCTTTTGCATTAGCTACTCCACTATGAGTTTGATTTATTTTGCCTATAAAACCTACGTAATCTTGATTCATAACATCTTTACCACCTGCCATAGATAATTTATATGGGTCAATTAAATAAGATAATGTTAAAGCTGCTTCAGCAGTAGTTATATTTCCTTGTGCTACATCTCCTGCTAATTCTCTAACTAAATCATCTACACCCTCACCTGATATACCCATTTGTGCAATTTGCACTTTTAATGCTGTATAATTGTCTTTAACTAACTTTGCTGCTTTATCAGGTTTAGTATATAAAAGTTCAATAAAGTTTCTTTGTTCAGGTGTACTATCCTTAAACCAAGTTAATTGCTCAAGGAATGGTGATATATCTTCTCCAGTTATTGCACCATAAGCAAATAACTGTTGTACTTCATCATCTAAATACCATCTTTTACCAAAATTTTTAGCTTTTGTTTCTAAATCATTTTCTATATTTTGTAACAACCAATCAACATCTGATACATCTCTATCATCAGGGTCAATTAATTTTAAATCAGATAAATTAAACATAGAGAAAAAAGCATAACCATATTTATCAGCAAACGTTTCTTCTGTATATGGATTAGCTTTATCTATTGCACCTTCTTTAAAACTTTTTGGTAAATCTACACGTACCACTAAAGGCATAACTGAACCACTTGTTGTAGTGTATAAATATACTGCATAAGTATTATTGTCAATACTTATCAACTCATCAGGTTCTTGTAATAAACTACCTTCTATAAAATATTCAGACATTACCATCCCTATTATAAACATTATTTGCTAATTCATACGTTCTATTCATAATCACATTAGCTTCAGGTCTATTGTTATAGTACCCTGTTAATACTTTATCATAATCAATACTGTTTTGCATTTGCTCTAATTTAACATTACTAGGCAAGGATGAATAATATATATCGTTTTTCATATCTAAATCACTATTATCTTCTTCATATATTTCAGGAAACGATTCTCCTTGCGATTGTCTAAATAAACTATCTAAAGCTATACTCCATATTTTATCTCCTAATATTTCAGCAGGAGAATATTTTGATGCATCTTCTAAAATTTCTAATAGTTCACTACCATAATCTTTCCAAAATGTTTCTTCAACAAGTTGTTTTTCCCAATATTCACCATTAGCTAATATTTCATTTCTTTTTTCGTAAACATTATATAAATCAGGAATACCTCTCATAGCTTGTACTATTAAGTTTCCTACTTCATATGCTGCCCATACAGTTGCTAATGCAGCTACACCTGTTCCTAATGAAACAGCACCTGCTGCAGCAGCAGCAGCAGCAGCTTTTTGAAAACCTTTTGATATTAATGTTTCACCAATGTCAACAGTTTTCCATGCGTACCCTAAAGTTTTACCTGTTTTAGTTTTTGCAAATGCTTTACCTAATTGTCTTAAAGTTTTTTTATCAGGATTTACTCCGACTGGAGGTCTATTAGGATTAAAAACAACACCAACACTTTCTGTTCCTCCATCATATCCAATACTGTCACCTAAAGTGTAACCTGCTTGTACTTTTTCTATATCTGTATCATCTCCAATTAATGGAATTATTCCATTAGTTGTGGTAACTACACTATTTTGACTTCGTGTAACACCTTCTAGTTGACTATTAATATTTGTATTGTCAAATTCATCACTATTTGCATTAATTTTTTTCTTTATTTTTTCTAAAGAATTTTGTATAACACGATTATCAAAATCACTACTAGGTGCAGCTATTTCAATATTATCTACATATATTACAGCATTACCATTAGATATTGCACCTGCACCATTAGGATTATCTAAATCTCCTAATACCTCAATATTATTATTTTTATTTAAAACAATTAAATCAGTGTCAAATGATGGTGACTCTAAATGTAGTCCTACTTTATTAAATGTAGGTTGTTGCCCATGTCTTTTTACTATAGTACCTAATTCAGAATCTGTTAAATCAGTGCCTCTAAGTCTTAAACTTATTGCTACTGCACCTGTTGTTTTATTATCTATTAAGTCAAACAATTCTTGTATTGCTGGATTGTACACATCTGCTCTATTTAAATATGCATCAAAGTTTACGTTTGTATATAAAGGTTGTGGTGATATATCTGTAGTTGTTGTTTTTTTCTTTTGACTATCTTGTAATAATTGTTCTATAGTATCTTTCATTAGAACGTTATTAGGTGATGAATCTACTATATCATCAACAGTATTTTTTAAATTAGTATTTGTTGTAGTTTCATCAAAATTTATTCCTAAACTACCATCATCATAACGTGTTATAACACCCATAGCTTTACCAACTCTTCCTACAGGATGAATTTGTGTTTCTATTGTATTTACTGTAGGGTTACGATAACCTATTGTTGTTAATCCTGAATCATTTAACATCATAACAAATGCTTTAAATGTGTTATTATCTGCTAATTCTACTACACCACTACTTCCCATATCTTTATGTGCTTGTTGTACACTTAATATTTTTGCTGCAACAGTATCAGTTGTTCCTGTAGTGTCCATATTGGTAAAATCTACTGCTATTGTCATGTAATTTTTAACTAATTCAGTTCTTCCTTCTCTTGTTATTTGTTTAACTGTTCCAATTTCAAAATAATCTATTGGTGTACCAACAGAAGCAGTGTAACTACCAACGTATTCTATGTCAGCAGTAAGTAATAAAGTATTTTCTGCTTTATGTAATTCGTTTAATATGTGTGTAAATCTATGTTGTTTTCTTGGTGATAAACGTTCTATAAAACTATTACCACCTGTATAAAATCGTTCAAACATATGTGTATTTTGCAATTTAATTTGTCTATCACTTGCTCTACCAGTAGGACTAATTTGTGAACGTTCAGATGTTACTAGTTCATCTACACCAGTCCAATCATTTGCATCTACTAAACCACCTTTGTCTACAACATCACTAGGTGATACTTCCCTATTTATTACAGCACTACGAATTATTTGTATTATATTATCAGGTGAATTTGAATACATATTACGAAAATTATTTGTTTCTAAAAAGTTAGCTGTTGAAACTGCACTTGAAGAAACACTATTATCAAAATAACCTAAAGTGTTAGTAGAATGTGGTAAATTAGTTTGTGCTAATGTTCCATTACTCCAATTTTTCCAAAATTCTTGTGTTAACTCTGTAACTTGTTCATTAGCTTCTAGTCCTTCATTTACACTATTAAGTACTTCTTTAGGTGTATATATTCCATACTCTTGTCTTTGATTTTCAGTTAAACTATCTAATATTATTTCTACATTATTTGCATTGTTGGGAATAATAAGTGAATCAGGATTTCCTTTTTTTATTTCTCCTGTATCTATTTGATTATCTGTATTAAATGATATACCTACTGATTTTTTTAAATAATCAGTTATTTCATTAGTATTTATTCCTGTAATATCTTTTAACAAAGATGAATTAAATATTTTTTCTCCTAATATTTTATGGTCTAATGTTTCTAAAATTTCATTAAAAAATTTGTTTGATATGTCTGAATTACTAGTCCATATGTATTTTAAATCTTTTACAAAATTATTATCCACAGCATCATTTATGTAATTTATATCCATTCCACGATAATCAATTCCACCTAGTCTTAATATTGTATGTGTTAACTTTGCTTGTGCAGTTTTAAAAGTTGCATCTTGAATATCTAAATTTGGGTATCGTTTTTTTAAATCAGCTTCCATTAGTCCTAATATTGCCATGTGTCTTGGTGATTGTTGTATTTGGGTAGAAGTAAATTTTTTTCGTTGTGCAGTTACTTCTAAATCATCAGGTTCACCCCATACACTTGTTTCTATTCTAATTTTCTTAATTTTAAATTCACCATTTAATGGAGTAACACTCCATGCGTTTGAATCATCTAAAATGTCATCAACGTTAAATTTTATATAAGGTCCAGGATAACGTGTCATATATGTACTTAAGTCTGTTCTATTTACAGGAATTTCCCCTATAGTTAAATTATTAAGATTTTCAGCTATAAATCCACCTCTTTGATAAATATCAAATACTTGTCCATTAATTGGGTCACAATAACACACAACTCCATCTTTATCTGCTACTGCTAACATTCCACCAAACCAATACTGTGCAAGTCTTGTTGTGCCTCTTTTAAGCATTTTGTTAATTGATTCAACTATTTCTTTACCTTCCCTATTAGTAGTAGTAATATTTTGTAAAACATTTGGATAGTAACCATAAACAATTTGTTGACCACTTTCCGATACAGGTTTCCATGATATAAAATTAGTTGTTATATTTGATGTTTTTTCTTCAACACTATAACTTAAATCGTTACCAAATCTATTATCTGTTCCATCTGTCAAAGCTAAACTTATAATTCTTTTTTTTCCATCAGGTCCTGTATGTACTAAACCATAAACCCAACTAGGTGCATCATCTAATATTGCGAATTTATTATTAATTAAAGTTTGATTTTTATAATTATCTTTTAAGAATTGTTGTACTTTTTTCCAACGAGGATGTTTTTCTAATGTTTCTGTTATGTTATCTTCATTAATATTTATTATATCTTGATACCATTGACCATACCCCTGTGTATGTATTTCTTTTATTGTATTTAAATTTCCACTTTCTTGATTAGAAGCAACAATATCCCACCTTAAAGGTGAATTTGGGTTATCTTGGTTAATTAACGAATGGTCAATACCTGTATCTATAATATATTGCAATTCAGGATGCATTCTTAATTGTTGTAAAATAATAGAATTGTAACTTTTTATTGCTGTACTATTGTTAGGAAATAAAGGACCATCTTCATTTATAAGATTTACTAATTTATTGTTACTTGTATTAAAATCATCAGGCAATACTGCAGTTCCTAAACGATTTATTTGTTCTATATCTTGACTTAATAGTTCTAATCTTTTATCAAACCATTCTGTAAATTTATTTAATACTGCACTATTTTCTTCAGGATAATATATTTTTGTAACATCAATATTTCCTAATTTATTTTGAGATTCTACTCGGAAAACACCTTTTTCAGGTATTTCATTAGAATGCCTTCCACCTTCTGCTAATTTTGTTTTTACATCTTTTTCTATTTCTATTTGAAATACTGAATTGTTTTCTTTTACTGTTTCTATTAAATTATTAAGAAGTTTATCTATTACACCTGAACCCATACCTATATCAACACCTGTATTTGCTGATGCACTTGTTACACCTTTGTTGTAATAAAAAATTATTTTATCTTCATACAACTCTGAACTTTGTATACGTATATTATCTAACAATACTGATAAATTAATTTGCCCTTGTTCATATGGACTTGCTTGGTTATATAAATCTAGCACTTTTTGTCTAATTGTTTTTAATTTATTATCTAATTCATTGTCTATATATTTTGCTTTGACATTATCTACATTTGTAGATTCAGCAAATTGTGCTGCTTTTTCGTTAATAAAATTATCTAAATCTGTTTTAAATTCAGAAAAAGTTTCTTCTGTAAATCTATTTTCAAAATTTTCAATAGCTTCGTTGTAGTTATCAAAACCATAACCATTATTAACATATTGATTAACTTCTCTTATAACTATGTCTGGTAGATTTGCAGCTATATTAGAAAAAATAAACTCTGCATCACGTGCCTCATCTAAAGTTCTAAATTCAGAAGCTTTTATTCTATTTTTTATTTTTCTTGTTAACGCACCTTTTTGTCCACTAGTGATACTTAAACCTAATTCATTTAAATAATTTGCAACTTCAGTTTGCATAATTTTAACTATGTTGTCTATTGCTGTTGAATTTTGATTTAAAAAATCTTTAAATTGAAATTTATTTATAGTCTTAGCACTTTCGTAAACAGAATCAGGTGTATTGTTTACCATATTAAGTAATTTATCTTTCATTACTGTTGAATATGCTACTCTTGATTCATCTAATACTGTTTCTAAATTTTCTAAAATCCATTTTGCTAAATTAGTTTTAGCAACAACTCCACTTTCACTTTGTCTTATTATTTTAAATAATTGATTTGCAGTTTGGCTTACTTGATTTGGTCTAACATTTATAGAAATTAAATAATTAGCTATATCGTTTATTAATTTATTCATATACATCCTCATAGAAAAAATACGAGTTCAATAATCCCACAAGTTGTTCATAAGATAATTTATTAACATCTACTTTGCTAGTGTCTATTCCTAATTTTTCCCCATCTAATTCATTATTAGGACCTAGAATAAATTTTCTATCAGGATATTCTTTAAAATAATATTCTTTTAAAAACTTTTTAAATTCTTCCATTACCCACCAAACATATCAAAAAAAGCATCTGTATTTTTTGGAGTAACTCCTTGGTTATTACTAGGTTTAACTTTTAATATTTTTTCTAAGTTATTTAAAAACGTAGGTGCTGCTTGTGGTGTTTGATTAGTCATATTATTTTGTGGTCTTCTAGGAAACCTTGTGTTAGGTGGTGGTGGTGTTGTGGAATTATTATTATTAACTTTAAAATCATCAGTTACTTTTATGTATGGTTGTGATGTTCTTAATATATACTCATAAACACTTTCTATTTGTGCTAATGGTTCTGTTTCTTTTTTGTTTAAAAAATATTGATACATATAAGATTTTAAATTATTTATTCTTTTATTAACATCCATACCTGATATAACAGTGTTTTCTCCTGGAACATAATAATTTTCTTTTGGATTAGCAGAAGTGTTTTGTAACATGTCAATAATATTTTGACCATTTCCTAACATATTTACACCACCATAAGTTGCATTGTATGGAATATATGGATGTATGTTTTTAGAATAAAAGTTAATAATTTCTTGATTACTCATGTCAGCTACATTGATATTAGCTAATAAATTTTTGTGCATATTGTTTATATTTTCACCACTAATAGTTCTAACTCTATTACCACTATAATGTGCATACTCTTCTCTATTTAAAAATGCTTCCCCTTTACTAGCTCGTTTTACCATAGAGGACATATTTTTTATACTCATTGGATTACCAGGATATGACTTTTGTTGTTCTTCTTGCATAATATTTGGTGTTAACTCTCCTGTAATTTGTGTTATATTTCCATCTGCATCTTGCACTTGTGTTGGTTGTTCAATTAAATTTCTATTATAATTACTAGCCATCTGCACAAATTCTCCTGTGCCTGATTTAATTTGAAATGGGTCATCTTGCACAATTTCTACTTCTTCAGTTGTTGGATTAATTTTTGTATCTAATATTGTTTCCCAGTTATTAATACCACTTGTTCTTTCATCTCCTGTTTCTGCTTGTGCAACAATAAGTGCAGCAACAGCATTTAAACCAGGGTCATCTAATGCTTCTGTAATGTCATCATATCCTTCAAATATGTCGTATTTTCTTAATGTATCTTCCCAAACTGTATAATTTATCTGCCATGGTCCACGAGATTTATCACTATCTCCTGCAATATTTGTTGATTCACCATCATTACCTCTATGCTCTGCTAATGCAATAGCAATTAGTTTATTAACATCTTCTTCTTTATTTGGGTCAAGTAACAGTTCACCACTCTTATACTGCATACCTTGTTGGTCAAGATATTGTTTTGCAAAGTTAATAAATTGATATAATTGTTGTGGACTATACATTAAAAGTTTTCCTCAAATACCATAAAGTTTCTTTTAAATTCAGCAGCAGCAGCAGACCTAGCACGTATTTCAGAACTAGCATCTATTCTGCCTTCTTCAATGTCATCTATAATTTTACTAAGTTCAAATATTGGGTCTATAGGTTGCAACAATGGCATATCAAATTTTTCTCTTACTTCTTCAGGTTTAGGTGCTACAACACCAAATCCAGGATAAACGTAATTACGTTGTTCCTGTGCAATTTCAGATAAAGTTTGTGCCATTCCAATAGATTGATTTACATTAGGTTTATTTTGTTGTATTTCTATATCTCTAGCTGCTGCTTGTTTTCTTAAATTACCAAATATATCTGCATATTTTTGGTAATCTGCTGCAGTAGGATTAATACCTTTTTCTATAAACAATTCATCAACAACTGCTTTTACTTCTGATTCTGTTGGTGGTAATATTTCCTTATAAAATTCATCAAGTCCTTCAATACCATAATCAACTCCAACCATTTCTTGTACATTTTTTTGAAATTCTACATATGGTTTTAATTGACCATACAAAGATGCAGCATTTTTATTTATATAAGGTGTATTTGGAAAAGCAACAATAGAATCATTTGCCATCATCATTAATCTTGCAATAGCAGCTATTTCAGGTCCTGCTACAAGGTCTACAACACCAGGAACAAAATTATAACTACTTATATCTATCATACCTGCATTCATTAAATCTTGTTGTATTTCAAATATTGCATCTTGTGTTAAACCTTCAAACACCATAACAGCAGAACCTCTTTTAAAATGTGGTTGTAATATATTTCCTTCACTGTCTACTTTTGGTTTTCCAGTTATAGGGTCAAAATATTGATTAGCAGTATTTACAGCAACATTAGGACCTGTGTAAAATATTTTTGAACCAAATACAACCTCACCTTCATCAGTAACAACTTCAGATGGTGTACCTACAATATTTCCTATTTTAGGTTGAGAAGCAGTGTACGTTCTTGTGCCATCAGGTGTTGTAACAGTTTCTGTTTCCCACTCTATAACTCTTTCTCTTATTTTGTTTAAATTAGAAAAAGCATTTTCATCACTTTCTTCATCTCCAACTAATAATTGTACTTGATTACCTTGTGTATCAGTTGTGCTTATTGATAAGCTATTAAATAAATTTTCTAATGCAGTAGTATAAGCATCCCAATTCACTATATTTAAATCAGTTCCACCTAGTAATTGATTATACGTTTCTGCATCTAACATACTTGCTATAGTTGTGTAAAATATTGCATCTGATGTTTCTTGTGATGTTGTGCCTGGTGCTTGATAACCTATATCTTGAATTGATTCTACAACACCATCTTTAATTTTTAAATTACTTAAAAATTCTGATAAGGTAACAGATTTAATTTGCCCACCAACATTAAATTGTAAATCAAAATTTCTATTTATATTACCTAAAAATTCAGGCATCTCAACATAAATACCTGCTTTATCTAATCTTTTTAAATAATTTTGTATTTTTAAATATGTTTCGTTAGTCATCAAAATACCTTCTGTTATCTAATACTTTCCAAAAGGAACTTAAATACATATCTATCCACGCAGTTCCTTCATACTCTAAAGCTAACCTTCTAGCATACGCATCTAATTCTTCACGTATTACATCAATGTTACCAGTTTTTCCTTCAAGTGTAGCAGCAACTTTACCCTTAATACCACCTTTAGCTATTACAACTGCTCTATCTGAACCAGGTAAAAATATTTCTCCACCATTTAAAACTACCTCTATTGCTTTATCATATTCTTTTAAAAACTTTGTTAATGGTTCCATTTCAGGTGTATTAGCTAACAAAGGTTCGTTTTTCCAATCCCTAAACTCTAATATAACTTGGTACTTATCTGCCATTTGCACAGCATCTCCTAAACTACCATAAGCAATAACACCATATTCTTCTTGTAATTTTGTTTTACGTGCAGAAAATCGTTCATCTCTTGCCCTTGGAGATAATGATTTATCATTTTTTAAATCTTCTTTAAATTTTTCTAATTCAAATTGTAATAATGATTGTTGCACAGCACGTGAATATTGACTTGGAGTTAATGTTGAAGCACCTTCCATAAATGCAGGTAATGAAAATTCATCATCTACTTTGTCAGGTTTTAGAAAAATAGCTGTATATGGTTTTCTTTCTAACAACTTTTTATTTTCTATTTTTTGCCAAAACGCATATGATTCTTTTTTAACAGGAAATCTACCTTGTTTAGCACTAGCAGATTGTCTTAATGGTACTGGATTTATTCCAAATTTTTCTTCAAACTGCAACGTTGTAATAGTGTAATCAAATTGATTAGCTTCTAACATTTGTTGATATTTTTGGCTTAATACTTGTATTGTCCACCAAGCACCATTTTTGTCTTTAAGTTCATATCTAGGTTGTATTGGTGTAGGAAATGCAGCTTGTGCAGTACCTCTTACCATCCAGTGTAAAGCAGCAGCTTTTTCTGCTTCTTGCATAGCAATTTTTATAGATTCCTCATCTTCAGGTGACCATTTACCTGCATAGTAATACATAGTAAATATATCCATAACTGTTCTTGAATATGAAGCATTTATTTCTTCTGTTGCTTCTTGTGTAAATGGTATTGCTTTAAAAACTCCTTTTGCCCAAGATGGTAATTCATCAATAAGATTTATTTTACCACCAGGTGATTCAAAATTACCTAATACAAAATTGCTTATAACTTTAGGTACTGTTGCAATTTTTGTTAATATTTTAAATGGGAACGTAACAATAGGTCCAAAGCCAGGAGAAAACCCATTTGCAGATATTAAGTTTAATCCTTCTAAAAAGCCATATGGTTTTACTCTTACACCTTCATCTTCTAAATTTTCACCAAGCAAACCTTGTTGTAATGGTGAAAATCCAAATGCACCTGGTATAGCTGTCATGCCAAATGTCATAACATTCATTACATCAACATAGTTAAATAACAATTCTCCTGTTACTGGGTCTGATGTAAAAAATGCATTGTCTGTATCCCATGGACTAGATTCTTTTCCTCTGTCTATTGCTATACGAGTTCTATTAAATTTTTGTGGATTTTCTATTGTAAGTTTACCCCATGTTTTTAATACCTCTTGCCATATTTCAGGAAATGGAATATATGTTGCCATAACATCAGACAACACGTGTCGTTCTGAACTAGCATATAACAAATTTCTTACTTCATCCATAGCTTTGTATTTAAGTAATGTTTCTGCTTGTTCTAATGTTGTAATAGAATTTTCAGTTGGTGTTTGTTTTGCTTTTGCTAATAATGTTGTATATAAATCGCTTCCTTCTATCCAAGGTTTTGCACCTACCATAAATTCTTTTTTAACATCATTTGTCATAAAAGGCATTAAATCTTCAGCTAATGTATAGAATGTCCATCTAAACATTGGGTCACGATTTAAATAATCAGAAGGTTTAGCAAGAAACAAAGAATATAAATCTCCTAACCTTTCATCAAATTTTTCTATTGCTCTTTCTTTTAATAGCCCTGCTTTTGTAAAATTTTCATTATTATTGTAAGCTACAGTTCTTGGTCCTAAATCCATAGACCTTATTTCTTCATCAAATATTTTTTTAATTTTGTCATAAAACTTTCCAAAATATTTTTCTGTTTTAGATGCTAATACTGCATGTTTTTGTGATAACTCTAACCAATCTTCACCATCAACAAATCCACCATTAGCAATAAATTCTTTTACTTTTGCAGCACCAATATTTAAATCTACTTCATAATCAGGAAAAACAAAATCACCATTACCATCTCGTAACATTTTTCTTGCTTCTTGTTCTGAAATTTCTACACCTTCACGCAAAATTTTTGATGATTCATTTCCTTGTAATCTTCCTATTTCCCATTCAGCAGTTTTTAAATATTTTAATAACTGGTCTTTATTTTGTAACACTGCTCTTATTTCAGGGTCATCACTTCGGCTTATTAAATTTTCAATATATTTTTTACCTTGTGGAGTATTGCTAAAAAATTCCATAGCTTTATCTACACCATCTCTAGCAACAACTACAAACAATGGGTCACTTGCTCTATTAAGCATTTCGTGAATCCAACCTCTCCACCATTTAGGATTAATAACCTTACCAGTGCCTTCATATTTTGGTACGTTTATAAAAAAATCTTCTCTTGCATTTCTACCTCTTGCTTGTGGTTTTAATACTTTAAGTAATGATTGTTCTGACATTGTGTTTATATATTGTGGTGTAGTATTAAAAAATGTTCCTGAAGGTGCAGCTTGTGCGTAACCTGTTTTTTTATTTATAATTTTTTTAGCTGTTTGAAAATTACTATCAAACAAATATTCCATTACTTCTTTAATTACTGGTGAATCAAAATCTACATTATCTATACGAGGGTCAGGTTGACCATATACTGATATTTCAAATACATCACCATCCTCTATATACCTAGCACTGTTTTTTATAGGGTTACTATCAGGTAATAAACTAAATGCTTCTTGTCTTATATATATTTTTGGTTGATGTGATTTAATAGCAATACTCAAAGCATTTCTTAATGCTGTTTCTGCTTCTGCTAATGTGCTACCACTGTTTAGTTGTACAGTAACATCTAGTATTACAGAATTATCTTTTACTTGTATAGACAATCCATGATTTAATTTTTTAAGTTGCATTTGTATAGATGGATTATTTGCATAGTTTTGTATTGCTTGTGCTATTTCTGCATTAGTTTCTACCTCAACTATTTGTTTATATTTTTTATTAGGTATTACAGATATATTATTTTTCATTCTTGATAAATTAGCAAAAGGTCTTACTGTGTCACGTAACTCTAGTGAATTACCAAGGTTACCAACTGGGTTAACTTTTTGTGTTTTAAGTTGTTTTAATTCACCAACTATTTCATCAAATGCAAAGTCTGTGGCATTATTACCATCAATAGCATACTGTAAAAACGAATCACCTACTTGTCCTGATGAATTAGTGTTAAGTCTTAACACTTTCATTATTTGTTGTATTTGGTCGTAATTTAAATTTTCTAATGATTTTTTCATATCTACGTTTCCAATTAATTCTGCTACGTTATCTACTTCATCAGCATTAATTCGCATAGCATAAAATTGCTCACCTGTATTATCAAGAAGCTGTACAAAAACTGGGTCTGATTTATCTAAATTTAATTTATTTACAACATTAGGAAATGGTCTTGCTTTTAAAGAAGCTAATAACAAAGGATGTCTAAATACACTAGGACCACCATACATAGCAATACGTACTGCTTCTTCAGGTGGAACTCTTAATGCTAATGCAGGTCTAAGCATCCACAATGGTTTTAATGCACGTTGCATAATAAAATCGGAATACATATACTCTAAAAAGTTACTAGGTGCTAAATCTACTTTTCCAGTTCTATAATTAGTTTTTAAACCACGTGTAGGTATTTTTGCTTGTTGTAATATTTTTTCAGGTAAAGTATAATCTTTATTTCCCCAAGTTGATGATTTTAAAAATTTTCTCAATTCACTTCTACTAGGACCAACCATTCTTCTAAATGATGCAAGTGACTTTGCAAGTTGTTGATAGTCAGTTAATGGAACAAAGTTATCTGCAAATTGACCTATTGAAAATGCAGTAGGTACTGCTACTTCTATAGCTTCAAGTATATTTCCTTCTTCATCTACACGTTGTGGTCGTAATTTATATTTAGTTCCAGGAAAAGATAAAGGTAATCCATCAGCATCATATAAATATTTTCTTTTCTCTACTAATTCATTATTAATAAAATCTGTAATTTCTGTTAATAACTCTTCATCATCTTGTAAATCAGGATTATCTTTTAATACTTTTTCTTTAATTTTAACATTTACTTTTTGTACTACCTTAACAATATCATCTTGATTTTTAGCAGTTAATAATTCTGCCATTATGACATCTCTAGCTGCTTGGTCATCACCTAAAGCAATTAACACACCATCTATGTTTTCTATGGTTTCTGCAATATAATTAATAGAAGCAAATCTACTTGGTGCTAAATCAAATAATCTTTTTACTTTTTGTGGTATAGCATTTTTTAAAGCACCACCAATACCAACAACACCTTTAAATGGGTCATTTTTAGCCATACCCAACAAAGCACCTATGCTATTTCTAAGAGGTGCAATATCTACTGCTTCACCTGCAAATTTATAAGCTAATTGATTTGATAGTTCTGCTACTACAGATTGTCGCATTGGCAATTTAGTTATTGGTGTTTGCATAGCTGCTGCTGCAATTTCTTGTCCGACAAATGTACCTGAATAAGGTGCAATCATTAAATCAGACAAATCTCCATGTTTTAACAAAGAAGTTACTACTTCTTTCATAGATTCTTTATTTTTTATTTTTGCTAATAAATTTAAAACTCTTGTATCTACTTGTCTAAAAGTTGGTATATCTCTTAAACGTGCCACAGATTCATTTACAGTCAATGCTTCTATAAATTTATCTCCCCATTTAGAATTTAATATTTGCTCTGCACTTTTACCAAACATCATTTTTCTTGCTTCAGCACCTTTTTTAGTTGGTTTTACAGTCCTTAATGCTCTTGTAATAAAAGAAGCATCATCTACATATTGTGCTACTTCTGCTTGTGATACAATTTTTCTACCTGCAGTTTTAATTGCACCACCATAACCAAGTAATAAGTTTATAGGGTCTGCACCTAATCTAAATGCCCCATCAATAATAGTTGATGTTAAAGCATAAGATATTTCTCCTTCTTGTGAAAATTGTGCAGCGACTATTCTTCCAGGAGATATTGGTATTCTTTCTCCTGTATCTGTTTTATAAGTATATTGATATTCATCTCTTTCATACTCTTCTGTAATAGGTCTACCATATACATCAGCAGCTATTTCGTATGCTTGTGTAGGTGTCTTACCTAATTTAATCTGTTTAATATACACATCAGTTTCTTCTAATGGTATTGAATTAGGTAAAATACCCACACCTAAGTTAAGAGGTTTACCTCTGCCTGTTAAAGCATTTGTTACACCACCTGCTTCATTTACTGCTCTTCTAAATTCACTATCACCATAAGCTTCTTTAGCTTCATTATATTTTTCATTAAATTCTTTACCTAATGTTGCTTTACGTGTAGCTTCTGTCCATGCTTCTCCTGGTAATAAACCTGCTAGTGTGTTACTTACTACTGCACCTCCAACTGATGTATCTGTTTCTTGTGCAGCTACAACAGTTGATTTAAAATTTCTTGATATATTTTGAAAAGCACTGTCCATAGCTAAAAAACCTAATTGTGATGTTTTTTTACCAAAACCTACATCAGTTATAACACGTTGTTTTTTTTCCATAGCACGTTGTTGTGTTTGTGCAATTTTTAAAACATCTTCATCATCTGCTTTTAATCCCATTAATGGTAAATAAGCTATTAATCTTTTGTCTAAAGATGGATATGTGTAAGCTATATCCCTCATAACTCCTGCTAGGTCAGGACTTATAGCTCTTTCAAATCGGTCTATTTCGTTAAGATTCGCATCAGTTCCATCAGCTAAACCTTGTTTATAGTACGAAGGAAGAAAAAAAGTAGATTTCCAATCCATACTATCCTATATCTGTATCAGCTTCTAATAACTCATCCCATATTGGGTCAGGTAAAATTCTTTTTGCTGCTTTAAATATATTTGCAACTGTATCTGTCATTATTTGTGTTGGTCCATTATCTCCTGCACCAAATGGTATTCCTGATGTAATAGGTTCATTAGGTTTATTAGTAGGTGCTGCTATATTCATAGGAGTATTTATCATAGGTGGTGTCATAGGAGTTTGTGGTCCTGTTTCACCCATAGGACTTATAGCACCTGCTTGTTCTTCTAACATTGTTGTTTGTCCTGTTGGGTCGCCTTCTTTTCTTGGAGGTGCAACAATGTCAGCAAATGCACCACCTTGTGTTAGGTCAGTTGCTTCTTGTAACTCCTTACTTTTTCTACCTCTGTTATATTTCGCCAAATAAATCATCTCCTAACTTTGGATTATATTCGTACTCAAATGTGAGATTTATAAAAAAATGTGGATGTGGTGTAGGTATTGTAATAAAGTTTTTCATAACAATACTTGTTTCATCTTCTGTACCTGTAAATACATCTTCAGACCAATCTTCTTGATTAATCATGTCAAAAAAAGTTTTATTTATATCAGGCAACTGGTTCTCCTTGTGGTGGTCCTTGACCTAAAGCACCTAATACTTGTTCTATACCTGGCAATCCACCACCTGGACCTGCAGGTATTTGTGGTCCACCTTGACCAAGTAAAGCTAATTCTTCTGCACTAGGTTCTTCACCTTCTGCTGTATAAAATTTATCTAATATCTCTGACATTTTTTGTGGATTTTTTCTTATCTCTATAGCAGCAATAGTTGCTTTAGGATTACCTTGTGCAGCTTGTGACATAAGAGATTCAAACAAAACTGTTTCTGCTTTTTCTGCATTTATACGTTGTTGTATTTTAGTAATGTTATCTAATCCATCCATGTTTTCTTGTAATGTCTGTGTATCAATGATGCCTTGTTGTTTTAATTGCAACCCTGTAATAATTTTTTGTGGCTCATCAAACCCTGCCATTACACCATATACTCTTCTTGTTTCATAAACTTCTGATATGTCAGATGATGGTGTATAAGATTCTTTGTAAGATGTTCCTTTGTGCCTACCTGCAATAGGTTTACGTTTATTAGGAAACATAACTTCATCATATTCTAATCTTTTAGCATCTATCTCTTGTAATGCTTCTTTAAGAACTGTTTGATATTCTCTTACATGCAAAGATGCAGACTGTCCTAGTTCTTCTAGTCCTCTACCAGTAACAAAAGAATTAGGAGATTGTCCATCATCAGATACTGGATATGCAGCACCAAGTCTTAGGTGTCGTTCTAATCTATCTACTTGTTGAAATAATTGATATGGTAAATTATTAACTGGCTTAGACACTTGCGAACCAGGTGTTAAATAGTTAACAGCAAATCTGCCTTTTCTATATTTTCCTGATTCTATTTCTCCAACAATATTTGTTTCTGTAAACACTGCATCTTCCATAGCAATAGTTCCAAGTATGTTAATTTTTGCCATATTTGCCATAAGACCTGTAATGTGTTGAAACTGTGATTGCATTTGGTCAAACGCATATCTTTTAGCTACAACAAAGCAAGGTCCTGACTGTAATACATTAGGCATGTAATCTATTATTTTTTTGTTTTCAGGTAAAAATACATAAGTTCCTTCTATATCTCTATACTCAACTACAACTTTTCCATGCCCTGTAGAGTTAGCCCAACCACCTGCTCTATCTGTACTATCTAGTAATGCAGAATATGGATTTTGAAAACCATCATCATTTTCTTTTTGTGCGAATATGTACTGTTTAGCTTCAGGATATTGTTCTGCCAATATTGTATGTGGCACTCTACGAATTATTGCTAATTCTTGTGGTTGTTGGTCGTTACCAAATATTCCAGGGTAACAACTAAATGGGTCTTGTAGTTCAGCATAAGGATACGCATTACCATCTTTATCTCTTTTGTGTCCTATAGTCCATGCTATAAAACCATAACCAGGTAACCATCTTGCAGCTTGTGGTAACTGCATATGTAATTTTTGAAATTTGTCATATGATGTGACAATACGTTCAATTTTTTCTGATTTTTTTCTAGCTCTTTCGCTATCTTTTTCATTTATAATATCAACTTTTAAATCAGGACTTCTACCTAGTTTTTGTGCAAATCTTTCTAGTGCTGTTAAAAATAAATTAGGTGCAGGTAATTCGTGATACTCTACATTAACTGAATTGCCAAGAAGTGCTTTTACTGCAGCTTCACCACCATTCATAATGTCACGA